CACTTCTAGAGGACTTGGAATCGTTCTCGGAGACTTGGCCTCAATGGGGTTTGATGCGCGATGGGGAGTGCTGGGAGCAGCGGACGTTGGAGCAAACCATCAGAGGGACAGAATCTGGATTGTTGGAAAAATTGCCAACACCGAAAGCGGGAGATCACGTTTCGCGTCCAACAAGCAAAAGCTGGAAAGCGAAGGGAGCAATAAATTACAGTCTGTCAAATCCCGAAATTCAAGCGAAATGGCCTACGCCACAAGCGTCAGACAACAGGGACAGAGGAAACATGAGCAATCCATCAATTCAGCGCAGGGTAGCGATTGGGAAACAAATCATGTTAAGTCAATCGGTACATCCGACTTCTGGAAAATTGAACCCAACGTGGGTAGAGTGGTTGATGGGGTGGCCGCTAGGGTGGACAGACTTAAAGCCATTGGAAATGGACAAGTTCCATTGTGTGCAGCAACAGCATGGAGAATTTTAAGTGCGTAGAGCAGCAAGAATTGACGCTAACCAAGACCAAGTAATAGCCGCACTACGGGCGGCAGGCGCTTACGTTTGGATTATTGGCCTGCCAGTTGACCTACTTGTGGGTTACAAGGAACACACCATGCTGATGGAAATCAAAGATGGCCCTAAAAAGCGTTTAACGGCGCTACAAGAGGCTTTTTTTGCTAAATGGACTGGTAGTACGCTGGCAAGGGTTGATGGCCCTGATGCGGCTTTACGGGCTTTAAGGGTAATAGATGAGCAATCTTGATAAAGCCGTTGATTACCTACGCGACCATGCGGGGGATTACGCTGTAGCAGAAGCCCAACTGGTGTACATGACCGAACTTAGAAAAACGGTAAAAGCGCAGCTAATGAAGGATTTTGAGTTCCAAGGCCACAAAACGACCGCTGCCCAAGAGCGTGAAGCCTACGCCGACCCAAAGTACGTTCAGCACCTTTTAGCCCTTCAGCAAGCCGTAGAGCAAAGGGAGCGAACGCGATGGTTAATGATTGCCGCCCAAGCCAGGATTGAAGCGGAAAAGGCTAATTTATACGCTAATGGGCGCACCGACAAGGCTATGAGATGATGTTTCCTAAACGAAAGTATGTCCGTTCCAAAGCATTGTTGGAAGCCTGCCGAACAATTGCCTGTCAGCATTGCGGGGCAGAAGATGGCACAGTTTGCGCCGCGCACATAAACTGGGGCGGCGGTAAGGGTAAAGCCATTAAAGCTGACGATAACCTGGTCGCAAGCCTATGCTTTACTTGCCACGCTGCGCTAGACCAAGGCGCAGACATGGACAAAGAGGAACGGCAAAAATTATGGTTAAAAGCCCACCAAAGGACAGTTTTGGTCTTATTGACCACCCGAAAGTGGCCTGATAAAGTGCCTATTTCCGCATTGACGGAAGGGGAGCAGACTTTTGCTCATGCGAACGGTGCATAGGATGGGCATGGGCGGCATCCGTGCGCTCATGTTTGTGCAATTCCTTTTCCAGCGCCATGACTTTGCGGCGCTCGGCTTTGTGTTCGCGTTCCATTTCGTAGACTGCGGGAATGGTGTGAACTGCTTTTTCGCGTTTTAGGGTAAAGTTGGTAGCCATGAGAAAAATCTCCTATAATGACCGCGACATTGTAATGTCACCCGTTAACCTTGCAAGGAACTATCATGGGAAAAATGGATAAAGAAATGTTTAAGTCTGGTCGCACTGGTGAAAAAGTGCCAAAAGGCGCATTGGCAAGCGATGAGTCTGGCGAACGCCGTGGCAAAATCGTAGGCGGCGTGGGCATGGGCAAAGAAGATGCTCACATGAACAAAGAACTGAAAGGCGGCTCAAAAGAGGCCGTTTGCTACGTTCACGACCGTTCGCATTACCGTTAATAGACGGGAGGAATCAGGGAAACAGCCCTGACCCTCCCTGACCAAACCAAGGAGAATTTGGCATGGCTGATGCACATTGTAGCAATTGCCTGTACTTTATTGACCATCAAATGATGGGGCAGTGCAGGCGTTTCCCTCTTTACCAAAACCGCCACAAGACAGAGTGGTGCGGCGAACATAAAGCGCCGATAGTGCCTGAGACGGAAGAAGCCAAACGCCGAGGCAGACCGCCAAGGCAGCTAATCCCTTTGACCGTACAAGCGGAAATTCCTCCTTTGACCGTAAAAGAGGCAAAAAAGCTATGAATTTAGTCCCATTACAGGACAGGGTTGTGGTAAAGCCCCAAGTTCGCAATCTTTCTGATATTATTATTGTCAACAACACAGAGCCTTTTAACGAAGGCACGATTGTTGCTATTGGCCCTGATGTTTACGAGGTAAAAGTCGGGGATTTCATTAAATACGGCAACGGGGATTATCTGAAGTGGCCTACCCACAAGATTAATGGGCAGGACTATCAGGTAATCCAAGAAGCCGACATTTGTGCGGTGGTAGAAGATGCTTAAAAAATCAGCAAGCCCGAAGGCGTTTAAAGAAAACATCAAGACCGAGGTAAAAGCCGGTAAACCCGTGAAACAGGCGGTTGCGATAAGTTACGCCGTTAAACGTGAAGCGGAAAAAAAGAAAAAATGACCGAAATAGCCGAGAAACGTCCAGTAGGACGACCAAGCCTGTATGACCCTGCCCTATGTGAGCAAGTCATAGAGTTGGGCAAACTCGGCAAAAGCACGGAACAAATTGCTTCAATATTAGGGTTTTCCCTTAGAGTATTTTACAAATGGCGTGATGAATATGAAGAATTTATGCAAGCCTTGGAGGATGCCAAGCAATATGAGCAATATTGGTGGGAAGAACAAGCTCAAGCGTACTTAGTTGAGAATCGGGAATCGGACAAAATCAACACGCAAATGTGGTCACGGTCTATGGCGGCAAGGTTTCCTAAGAAGTATCGGGAATCGACCAAGACGGAAATTACTGGTGCTGATGGCGCTCCATTGATAAGCGGAATACAGGTCACTTTTGTAAAGCCGAATGAGTGACGTAGCTGGCGCAATAGCCAACGCGCAGTTTCCGCAAAAGCTGCAATGCTTATTTCAACCTGAGAAAAGCCGTTATCGGGTGCTTTTTGGAGGACGCGGCGGCGCAAAATCTTGGGGGGTTTCCCGCGCTTTACTGATTAAAGGCGCTCAGAGGCCGTTGCGTATCCTTTGCGCCCGTGAATTCCAAACATCCATACGGGATTCCGTCCATAAATTATTGTGCGACCAGATCATTGACCTACGCCTAGACGGGTTCTACGAGATCACCCAAACCAGCATTCGGGGCAAGAATGGGACAGAATTCTCCTTTATTGGCCTAAAAAACAACATAGCCAACGTTAAATCTTACGAAGGCGTGGACATTTGCTGGGTGGAAGAAGCCCAAACGACCAGCCGGTTATCGTGGAATGTCTTGATTCCCACCATCCGTAAACAGGATTCGGAAATATGGGTAACGTTTAACCCCGAACTGGAGTCGGACGAAACCTATCAACGGTTTGTAATCCATCCACCGGCTAATTCGGTAGTCCAGAAAATCAATTGGTCGGATAACCCGTGGTTTCCCGAAACGCTCAATATTGAAAAAAATTCCCTGCGGGATAGGGATATTGAGTCATATAACACCGTTTGGGAGGGAATCTGCCGCCAGACTGTAGACGGTGCGGTATTTGCCCGTGAAATGCAGATGGCAGACTTAGAGGAACGAATTACCAAAGTTCCTTACGACCCGTCTAAGCCCGTCCACGCAGTCTTTGACCTTGGTTGGTCGGATGCTACGGCAATCTGGTTCGTGCAATGGATTGGCATGGAAACTCGCCTGATTCGCTACCATGAGGATAGCCAGCGCACCATTTCCGAGTACCTGGCTAAGATGCAAACCTATGGTTACGTCTACGATACACTATGGTTGCCACATGATGCAGAGAACAAAACCCTCGCAGCGGCTGGGCGTTCTATTGACCAAATTGTGAGGGCGGCAGGGTATAAAACAAAAATTATCCCAAGAACGCCAATTCCTGATAGTATTAACGCCGCAAGGACGCTTTTCCGTAATTGTTGGTTTGATAGGGAAAACTGTGCAGATGGGCTACAATGTTTGCGACATTACAGGTTTGACGTTGACCCCGACACTAAGGCGTTCAGCAAAAATCCCG